GACTAATTTTATTTACTTTTACTTCACTCATAATTTACCTATTGAAACTTATACCTTATTATTACTATACCTGATCCTCCAGCACCAGATGCTTTTCCAGTTGCACCACCACCGCCACCACCAGTGTTAGCAGTGCCACTGCCTGCACTTGAAGGTGGGCTTGATCCAACTCCTCCACCGCCAGATCCTCCGGCACCAAAACTTCCTGAACTTCCGTTAATTGATCCACCTCCACCACCTCCTCTTGTTACAGGTGATCCTGTAATTGAAGTTGCTAAACCTGCTCCGCCAGCTCCTGCTGTCTCTCCACCTGGACTACAATTTCCACCACCATTTCCTCCAACAGCTCCAGCACCACCTCCGCCACCAGCTCCTTTCCAGTTAGTAGTAGGAGTGGTTCCACCATTATTTCCTTGAGGTGGACTTACGGGTGGAGTATTTCCTGCTGCTGCAGTTGGATTACCAGCATCTCTTCTTGATCCACCACCAGAACCTCCACTGCTGGCTAGTGCTCCTCCAGGACCGCAGCCTGATTGATTACTTCCACCTCCACCACCACCAGCAGAAGTTACTGTGCTAAAAACTGAAGGGTTTCCAGCATTTCCATTTTCAGCACTAGGACTACCAGGTCTAGACGCACCTCCACCACCTACTGTGATAGGGTATGCCTGAGATGCTAATGTAATTTCTGTTCCACCAGGATTACCATTAAGTGGACTTGCTGTGTAAGAATCTGCTGGACCTTTGTATTCTCTAAAACCTCCAGCACCACCTCCACCACCTTCTGAAGATCCCCCTGATGCACCACCAGCTAACACAAGATAAGACGCTATGTTATTTGCTGCTGTGCTAGATGTATTAGTAACTGTAAAAGTTCCAGGCCCTGTAAAAGTGTGAATTTTAAAATCTCCAGATGTTGTCACTGCTCCGCCTGTTGCTTCTAAATTAGGATTTCCAACAATATTTGATGTAGAATCTTGAACGTTTTTCCACCCCTCTGTGTCATCAACATAAACTAAAGTTACTGATTGACCCTCTGTGCTTAAATTTACGGTTGACGCAACACCACCTATTTTTTGAGAACCATTAGGTGCAATAGTTAAACTACCTGTTTGAAAAGTGTTAGTGTAATCAACAACAGATACAATGTTCCCTGCACTTCCTGCAGGTAAATTCATTGTAAAGCCTCCAGAAGATGTATCTGCAAAATAACCCTCTCCATTTGCTGCAGTAAATGTGCTTGTTTTAATACTACTTGTCTGCCAGTCTACTGTTCCTGTTCTACCAAAACCTGTTTGACTTGCGCCTGATGCTAAAGCAATTGTATCACCACTAGCGCCAAGAGTAATAGTATTACTATTTTCGTTAATAATGTTTTGACCACATTGGTTTTGTATATTGTTTACTTTAATTGTACTTGTCATAATTATTGAAATTTATACCTTATTATCACTATTCCTGAACCACCATTAGCATTAGTTTGACTAGAAGGAGCTACTGTACCACCGGCTCCACCACCAGTATTTGCTGTTCCTGCTTCAGCTGTGGTAGGTCCAGCAGGGAAATCAACACCATTACCTCCACCACCTAATCCTCCTTGAGCTGCACCATTACCTCTTGGGTTAAATTGTGATTGACCGCCACCACCTCCAGCAAAATAATAATGTGCTCCACAGTTTTCGCCAGAAGTTCCAAAACCTTTTACACCTCCACCTGCACCACCATTTCCTCTTAAAGGAGCTGGAGCACCTGGAGCACCATTTATACCACCTTGTAAAGCACCACCTCCACCACCACCCATTCTATTTCCTGGACTAGAACCACCAAAATTACCGCCAGCAGTCCCTTGAGCTGGACTTGTTGGAGGAGTATTTCCTGATCCTGAACCACCTGTGCCACAATGATAACCACCTCCACCACCAGAACCACCGGCACCACCTGTATAAGCAGGAGATGGGCCTCCTTCTGAACCACCGCCACCGCCACCGGCTGATGTTACTGTTGAAAAAGTTGAAGCAACTCCTGATGAAGCTACAGCAGTTGGAGTATTTGGTGCTTGCGCACCTCCACCACCAACTGCTATTGGAAAACCTGTTGCTGTAACTGTTATAGCCGTTCCTGATGGAAAATTATTAATAGGTAAAGCTGGACCGCACGCTTGAGGATTAGTTGTTGTATTAGCATGATATCTAAAACCACCAGCACCTCCGCCACCAGCACCTGAAGAAAAACCTACACCACCGCCTCCACCGCCAGCGACTACTACATAGTCTACTACATTATTTGATCCAGTAGTTGCAACTTTGGAAACTGTAAAAGTTCCAGGCCCTGTAAATGTATGAATTTTAAAATCTCCACAAGTGCTTTCTGTTCCTCCTGTAGCAGCTATAAAAGCTTCTCCAATAAATCCTGTGCCTTCCTCTACTGCTAACCAACCTTTTGTTGCATCAGCATACACTAAAGTTAAACTTTCATTGTTAGTATCTCTTACACTGTCTGAAGCTACACCATTTAAATTAGAACCATTTCTACCAATAGTTAAATTAGCTGTTGCAAAATTACTTGCATAGTCTTTAAGTGCTACAATATCTCCAACAGAAGGTGAACTAGGTAAAGTTAATGTAAATGCTCCTGTAGTCGCTGTATCACAAAAATACCCTTCACCAGATACTGCTGTGAAACCAGTTGTTTTAATTGATGTTTGCCAATTAACAGCACCTGATGCTCCAAAACCTGTTTGACTAGCTCCAGTTCCTAATTGTACCGTAGTTCCAGAACCACCAATTGTAAGAGTGGAACCACTTTGTTTATCAATAGTATCTACTTCTATTTTAGACAATGACTAATACTCCTGTTACTGTAATTGTACCAGGCACAGTTATTGGTCCTGCAAGAACTCCGTTCTCAACAGTCTGTGTGCCATCAATCGTACCTGCTTGATTTTTTA